TACTAGTAGCTCTTTGACATGATCAACTTCTGTAGGAATAACAGATAGCTGAACTTCGTCGTGAACGTAAGCACAACGTGTGTAATCCACGTCATAGGTAAGACCAGCAGCATCGAGCAGCTCTTGCCCAATGACTACGAATCTCTTACTCAAAATCGCGCCACAGCTCTGAAGAAGGTAGTTAAGGCTGGCATGTTCTGCGGTACAGAAAATAGGCCGACCATCAAGACCTTTAAGCCGCCCGCTAGATCGAACGCGGTCTTTGACTGCATTGATAAGGGGCTCTAGTCCAGGAATAGCGTCGAGAAACTTACGGCGTAGCTCACTACCAAGCTGCTTCTTCTGAGCATCCGACAGCTCAGGCTGAAGGCTGTGGCCCAGTTTCTGGTCACCTGCACCATAGATGAACGCATACGTTACGGTTTTGACCTCTTTACGTGTACATCCGACACGGTCAGCATTCTGCTGGTGGATGTCGCCGTTGATAACAACATCGGCAAACGCTCCCTCGTCGAACCTGTGGAGATAGTGCCCCAAGCATCTGAGTTCCAGTCCTTCAAGGTCAGCGCCAACCATGACCATCCCTTTGTGAGGGATAAACAGTTGACGCGCCCAAGGAGCACTCACAACCTGTCCGAGATTTGGCCCCCGGTGGGCGTTTCGCCCCGTTTGCGTAGCCAATGTGCAGGAGTGGTGAATGCAACCATCGCCCTCAATAGAGTTGAACCACGAGTTGGTTCCCTCCGATAGTTGCCCTAACCACTTCTGCAGAGTCAACAGACGAATGAACTTCTCACATTCGTCGTGTAGCTGCTGGTTACCTTGAACCAGTGCGTTGTCCCTAATCTCAGACAGTGTCGCCTCATCAACTTTGGGTTTGCCAGTGTCAGTGACCTTGGTGAACCGAGCAGATCGGTAGGTCTGAAGGGCAAATGCAATGTGCTGACGTGAGGTGGGATTGAACTCAGTCAGCCTGGTCATAGGAGCACCAGCCACATACCCTTTCTTTTTATCTGCGCGTTTAGGTGTAAAGACTTTGCCGGGCACATACAGATAGATTGATAAGATCTCTGCCTTTAAACGGTCAAATTCTTCCTGTAGTTCAGCACGTACACGAACTGCAGCATCCATATCGAAACGAAAGCCAGATGCCTCTTGTTGAGACATCAGTTGAGCCAGTTGCATTTCAAGCCGGACGTAGTCACTCACCATCGGAATCCTCCTTGTTAAAACCAAAGCGTTCTTTACGTTCATCTTCTAACTTGTCTGCTCGAAGCTTATGTCCAAGCTTGGCAACATTTTCCATCACCTTAAGTGTGTCTTCTGTTGCTGCATTCTTTGGCATACGCTTGTCAATGACTGAGAACAACGGAAAGAAAATCTCCGCTGCTTCATTCATCTCTTCTACTGATAGTGGATCTGATTTTTTAGTCATAGTATTCACTGGTAATCGTTCATTCGACGCATCAGCAGCTCAAAGAGCTTTGCTGTGACCTGGGTGTCTTGGATGCAATAATCAAGCATCTCTGGCGTATATGTTTCCCAGCTGCCCTCGTGCTTGCCAAAGTCACCCTTGAAGCAGCGAAGGCGGTAACCCCATGCTTCTAGGCTATGTCGTCCGTACAGGCGCTGAGGCATACCCGTAGGGCGACGTTCAAAATCTCTGGCATCAATCTTTGGATAGAACAGACGACTCAATACAAGAGTGTCAACAACTTCACCGACAGGGTTGAAGTCAGGGTACTGCTCTCTAAGCAGCGGTATGTCATATCCAATGATGTTATGCCCGATCAGAACATCAGCACGCTCAAGTGCTTTGACACCTTGAATAATAGCGCGTTCTGGCTGACAATCAAAGACTTCTGGCTCACTTTCTTTGGCTAGATCACGCATCACAATGCAATGAATAGTGGAGCCACGTCTGAGTAAACCTGTGCTTTCTAAGTCAAACAGAAGTTCAGTCGTCATCGTGGATTTCTCCTTTCGTTTTTGGGTCATAGTCATCAGGCTTGTGAGGGTTTGAAGTTTCGTAGAGTTCGTCTTCAAAGTCTTTGTCAGCGTTTTGATTGACTGCGAATCTGGGGTCGTCGTTTGCATATACAGCTTCAATTGAAATGGATAGTTCGCGAGCTATTCGTCCAGCTCGTCTAAATTCATGTTTGTAATACGGCTCCCACTGATGAGCCAGGACGATTATTTTTTTGATACCCATAACATGGCACTGAAAGACAGATGCTGAAAATGGATATCGAGTGGTGTAGATAACTGCTCCAGCCATAGGTGTGCCTCGTTTAGCAGCAGCTGCTATGGCGTAACAAACGCAATCGATTTCTACTTGACTGTCTGTCAGGAGACTTCGTCCATCTCCAACGATTTCACGGTCGCGTACAACGATGCAGCCACCTGGAGCAGAAGGATGAGTAGAAGCAAGGCCAACTTGTTTAGCAAGGTTGATGAAATACGTTTCCTTATTTTTGATATATGTGGGATCACCTTTTGGGCTAGGCATATTCACAATTTCAGGGATATAGTCCTATATTAGATAACGAGTCAACTATATGCGAGTCAAATGGATTACGAAAAATTCTGCTATGAATACGATAAATTCGAGGAATACATGCAAGATTTTAGGAAGGAAAACCCTGAATTGACTTCCGACTCTTCTGATTTGGTCAACAGCCCTAAGCACTACACTTCAGGCAAACAGGAAGTTATCGATACTATTGAAGATGCCATTAGTTTGGCAGCTAGTGTTGAACGTGGCTTTTTGCAAGGTCAGGTACTTAAGTACATGCTGCGGATGTGGCATAAAGGCAAACCGTTGCAAGATGCTGAAAAAGCACAATGGTATTTAACTCGGCTTATTAACTCAATGCGCTAAGATAATAAAGCGCCTGATAGGGCGCATTTAGCAGCGCTTGAAGAACAGATACTGACTTGATTGGTGCAACGTTTCATGGTCTTGGATATGAGGCAGAAGCAAGTCATAAACCTCCGTAGTATCGCGGCTAAAGTGCTTAAAATATACAGAGATACCGTTACTAAGGTCTGGGATATGGGGTACGTACCACCCCGTAGGTATTAGACAATCCCACGGTTCAAGATCAAGAGACACCCAACTGTTCAGTTCCTCTAGGCGCTGAGCAGTTTTTATTATGTGTGCTTCATGCGCTTGTTCCGTTGGTACTGATAGTTTGTTGTTGTAGAGCAGTGCATGCTTCCACATCAAAGTACCATCTTTGTGAATAAGCCTACACGGATGAACAGCATTACCTGAAGGCAAATTATATAAGCATTTAGGTGATATGTGTTTCATCCGACATCACCTTTACGATCTTCGAAATACTCTAGATCTTTAGCCCAACCGTCACCTGCGTATTCATTAAAGATAACTCTGCCTACATCACGGAAAGTGTTATAGAAAAGAGTGACCTTATCAATGTCAGAAATAACTTCTTCTAAGGGTGGACCGTAGATAAGGACGTTCCATGTAGAAGGGCAGACGGGCTCAAAACCGTTCGTTGTAGCGCGAAGTTGTTTAATGCGCCTGAAAGGAATGCATACAGGATAGTCCCAAAGAACAGGAGTAGCACGAATGATCTCAGATGCGCTAGTAAAAAAGACAAAGCTTTTAATATGATTGTTCCTATATTCATTGATTGTTTTGTTTAACCAAAGACGTGTATTACGTACAGCTCCCTTAGGAGATACCCAAACATTCCCATGCCAGGTTTCATGCAAAGGATTGACATCCATTGATGGAACTGAAGTTGCATCCACCAGAACCTGCTGGACTGGGTCTGAAGTTGGATCAAAGTCAATGCCGCCCATTACAGATCGAGCACGCTCAATCAGCTGAGGAGTTGGATACAGCGGCAGTTTTAAACCTTGGGCTTTGAGCTTATCCGCTAAATTCTTCTGCGAACGTTCGGAAGCTTTCTTGGCTCCCACCTGCTTCCACGCTAAATGTTCTTGTTCCAGCATCACTGATTAATGTAATTAGTACGTTATTAGACCAGTCATTCTCGTCAACTTCTTCAAGCAGCTTTCGCAGGAACTTAACTACTTCATCATCATCAGCACCTTCAGCGACAACAATATCTCGTTCAATATCAGATCCACTCATAAATGTTGTGGAATCGTTCTGTAAATTGATTACCAGACTGCCAGCACCACGTGCGAGAACACCGTTGCTTGCGATATTAATTAGATCTGTAAGAATGAGTTCAGCTGTAGCAGCGAGAAACTTTTGTTCTTGCTCCTTCTCTTCACCCCACTTGTCTGATCTAATCAGTTGTTGCAGTAAATCTGTACGTCTTGACATAATTGAATGACTCTTGTA